AAGGAAGGCAACCGTGTTCAGTGTATCACCTACTGGCAGGAATCACAGTCCAAAGCGTCCGCAGGGTCTACCGGCACCTCATAGCCATCAACGCGCTCCACAGCGTCAAGCCGCCCCATCACTTTGCGGCCTTGTCGTAAGTCAGCACTGAAGTCAACAGGGACATGACACCGGCAAGGGCAGCGACCGAAGCAACCTGCCCCCACTCCACATCCAAAATACCTACAGCACCCACACCAATAGTTGCAATCGCCACCTGCGCCACAGTTTTCACTGCACGCTCAGCCGAAAAATTCCAGTACGCCTTCAACTTATCCATCCGTGTTCTCCACTCTCTTATCGTCATACGCCGCCCCAAAAATGTAGGACGTGAGAATCAAACTTATCAGAGCAACCCCACCGGTAATCAGGTCGCCTGCACCTAACCGGTCTTGCCACACCGCAACAATCGATGACACAACAAGGGCGGCCCCGAGCGCGAAGGCCGCGAAAATGTATCTACGTCTAATCTTCCACTTAGGGTTGCTCATCGTGTCAGCACCGCAATCAACGGTGACACTACCGCGGCGAGGAAACCGAACGCACCGATAGCCTGCCACATCCGCATTTCGAGTTTACGAATTCGCAGCTCGTGGTCTTCAATCTTTAGCTCACTATCGGGCAGACTGTTCGCAATTTTCTCTAACAGTTTCCCTTGCCGTTGCACCTCAAGATAAATGTCACGCATAGAAACCCTTACCGCGAGCGCTTCTTGTTCGTCACTCATCTGATAGCACCTTCGTTGATGGCCCGCTGCAGGGCACTGATAGTTAGGCGTCCCCACACCCCATCGGGTTTCACGTCAAGTAGAAGCTGTACAGCCCGTCGAGTGTTTGGCCCGAACACCCCGTCAGGTTTCGCCCCAGCCCATTTCTGGATAGCTGTGTAAGTCATTCTTCCAGGCCTGCCGTCGATACGGCCCAGAGGGAACCCGGCGTTAGTGAGTGCAGTCTGGAAAGCTTTCCACGTGTTGCGCCCCAAACGTCCATCGACCTTAAGCAGTGCAGGCTTTACGACGACGGGAGCGCCGTCAAGGAACGGTACGGGGTCGAGCGTATTTCCCCAGCGCCCGCCACGTTTGCGCACCTCGAAATGGAGATGGTTTCCTGTGCTCGCACCCGTAGTGCCAGACGTATAAATGAAATCGCCCGTCACAACCCGTTGCCCCTTACGCAACCCGGTACGGTGCGCCCCATGATAGTAGACCGTCACAATCTGCCCATGGTCAATCAAGACTGTATGCCCGCCACCCGTAGGGCTCCACCCAATCTTCTTCACAACACCATCACCGGCAACCGTGACCGGGAACACGCCAGCCACATCGACCCCGTGGTGAAAAGTGCGCCTGCCCGTAATAGGGTGACGCCTCCAACCGTAAGGACTCCGAGCGTTGATTGTTCGACCTTCCGGCCAAGGGTTACGGAGTTTCATCTTGCACCTCTACCCAGTCACCAGCTTGCTCATCCCAAACATGGTCACCCTCAGCAGGGTAGGCGATAGGTGCCACCCATTGACAGGTGGTCTCATCGAGTACCCATGAAGCGTATGGTTGTGGCGGGATGAAAGCGTCACGGTCAGCATCGTAAGTGTGACCGATACCCGCATAGTTGAACCGGAGCGCTTTGGACTGGTCTTCGCTTGGCTCCCCATCGGTGTAGTGGACCCCGCCCCGCGTGTTGTAGGAGGTTTGCCGGTACACATCACCCGTGCGAGCGTTCAGTTCTTCCTCAAGGCCGTCATCTTCCTGCCTGCCCACAGTCACAAAAATTACCAGGTTGTTTTCGTCTAGTTTTGCAAAGTGACTCATGAGATAGTCACCGTTTCTGAATCCGTTGAAGTATCCGTCACAGTGTAAACACGGTTTACCCCGACAATCGCTGAAGTCTGTGTTACCCCGCCGCTGAACGTGGCTGCCGCTGTAAGGGGCAAAGTGAAAATAACGACACCAGAACCACCAGCGCCGGAAACTGTTTCCGAGCCACCCCCGCCCGAACCAGTATTTACTGCGCCGTCGGTGTCAATATCCCCGCCCCCACCAGCGCCTCCCGTACCGTTTGAGGCGTTTCCTCTCCCCGCGCCACCGCCTGCGCGAACTACCGATGACCCTGTAATAGTCGAAGCAACACCGTCACCACCAGAACCAGCCCCGCCAGTAGTGCCGTTACCCCCTGCCTCAGAAGCGCCACCACCACCACCCCCCTTTGGGTCAGTACCAGAAGCGCCACCACCACCAAACCCTTGACTTGCTGTCCCCGAACCTCCAGACGCCGATATGTTCCAGGATGCCCCGCCACCACCAGAACCACCAGCGCCGCCGCTACGTGCTTGCGAGCCTGTGGTGATTGCCCCTGCACCAAACCCACCACCAGCGCTAGTGACTAAATCAAAAACACTGTCCGAGCCCACGGTGCCGTCTGCGGAAGAAGAACTACCTGCGCCCCCAGCGCCAACCGTAACCGCATAAGTTCCAACATCAAGCGTTAGAGCAGCCTCAGCCGAAGCACCGCCCCCAGAGGTGCCCGCATTTGTCCGATATCCGCCAGCACCTCCACCGCCACCCCAATCTCGCCCACCGCCACCTCCACCAGCTATAACAAGATACTGACAAGCAAAGGGGGGTGTCCCAAAAAACCCTGACATGCGATTATATTTCTTAAAGTCCCTCAAAGAACTGTTTGCCATACTTGTTACAGCCACAACAAGCCTCCCTAAACTGTTACTTCGGCACCGAAAGCGTTGATGCTCAACCGGTCAGCAGTACCCGCCGAAACCGTCACCACATCAGTAGCCTTCAAAGTGATACCCAAAGTCAGCGTGGTTGAATCGTTAGCCGCGACCGGCACATCATAAGCAATGTAATGCTGATTCGAAATCGCATCCCCATCCACACGAATCGCCAGGCGGAAAGTCGTAGCACTCGCATTCCGGTTCGCAATGATAACCGTGCTGATAACCGTCTCAGTCGAGGCAGGGCAGGTGTAAAGAGTAGTCAACGAAGTAGTAGTCAAATCCAACTGACCAAGCGATTTATATGATGTTGCCATTTGTTAGCCTCCCATAAGTAGAAAATTAGTTTCAAAACCGCCGCCACCCGAACCACCCGCAGGAACCCATGCGCTCCCAGTATAAAACTGCAACGCATCCACATCCTTCAAAAAAGCGTGCTGCCCCTCCTCAGGCGCAGTAATAGCAGCATCCCTACCCGCAGCATTCGCAAACACCGGAATGCTCTGCGACATCAAAAAAGTGTTCACCTGCTCAGCAGTAAGCACCGCCCCAGCACCAAACGTCCTAAACCCTGCCGGAACAGCCACAAAAAACTCCTATCAAAAACCGAGGTGATTAGTGTCAAGTATACCGAACACCACGTCATCCAACACAAAGAACGCAAACTCTAGCGACGACAAACGCAAAGACACCTGATGAGTCATCGGCCCCACCTCATGCGACACACCAATCACCTGCGCAAACCTATCAATCGGCGCACCCACACCATTAGGTGTGAACTTCACCTCAACAACATCACCAATCTCTAACGCCAACACATCGGCAACCTGCCCCAAAGCCAACCCATCCACATCGATAAGCAAAGTTTCAAACCGATACTCAGGCTCACCAAAACGTGCCACAACAAAATCTGCAATGTTTTGCACAACAGAAGCAGACGCACACAACACCGTAAGCTCCTCCGAAATAACCCCAAACGTTGTCTGCGACCTCACATTCTCCGCCACAGCCGTAGACAACGGTGCAGAAACAGTAACCCGGTTCACCATCAACTCAGTACCATAATTCACCTGCACCTGGTTGTAAGGCACACCCGAACCATCATCCGCAAACACCAACACGTCACCCGTCCGAGGTGTCGCCGAAGTACGCGCACGAAAAACCAAATCACCACCCTTACCCACAAACAGTTGCCCCTGCTCCGACACCTCCACCAACTGCAAATACTCCAACGCATTCTGCCCCTCAAACACGTCAGAACATAAAAACGAATCCCCAACATCGACAAAGCGACGGTCTTCAGGCCACCGCACCGAATCCATATTCAACACAGCATTCACCCGCGCCCCACTTAGCTCAGGTGTCGCCGTACCAGAAGCCACCACACTAGTGCGAGCCAACCGGGTCAAATCATCCACAGCCCTCACCAAAGCAGACGACCGGCCACCCGGTTCGTAGGAATAATCCCAATCCTCCACAACCCCCGTGAACTGCACAACCGACCCCGACGTCACACGAATAGGCACCCGAGGGATAGGGTCAATTTCTGTTGCACCAAAAGGGTCAAAAAAGCGTGACTCGTTATTCAAAACAACACTGAGAGTCCCTGCAGAGAACCGGTCAAGCTGGCGGTTCTTTCCCCGCTGCACAGACACACTGCGCACAAAACGGCTCACGTCATAAAAAAACACTCCACCTAAAGGAAACTCTGTGTTGTCCAACACACCTGCAACCGGGTCGTCCAGAATGAAACCGCGTGTGCGGCCAACCTCAACTGTGGTGTCGTGCATCACGCCCTCGCAAAGACAGGGCCGGACGTGCGTTCATATGC